TAATAGTATTATATCAGATAATTAATTAAAATTATCTATTGGTGTTCCGCCATCCCATGTACTTTCCCATGAGTTGGTATTATAACTGCCAGCACTTACTAGAACGCCAGGTTCGTCGTAAGACCCACCAGAAACAAAAGTACTGACAATTAAACCAGTACCGTCAATTGCAGTATCATGAATGTGATCCTGCAAAACTTCTGAGTCAGCCAATGTTGCAATTGCTAACCATTCACCACTATAATAAACATGAACTCGTTCAGTTACACTATCAAACCACAAATCTCCATTTGTAGGAGATGCTGGAGCATCATCTGATACTGGAATAGATGGTGCACCCGTTAGGTTATCAACATATTCCTTGGTTGCAGCGTGGTTTGCAAGTGTTGGAGTTGCAACACTAACCACACCTCCAAAGGATGCACCAAGGCCAACGATTAACCCGTTTTTTACTTTAAAATCCTTATTAACCGTTGACACTTGGCTTCTCCTTTGTTAGATTACTTCAGTAGTGTTCCAACAACCGTAATTGTTGAAGTATTATTAGCAGTAGTTACTAGAAGTCGTACATTTGATCCGTCAATGTCTGCTGAGATAGTCATTGCTGTACCATTTGTTCCGATTGTTCCGTACTCTGTTATTGCAATGTTATCAGAAGTATCAAGTGTCAAAAGTACCTTTGATATTTCTGTGTGAGTTGAGTAAGCAGTCTTTACCAAGAACTCTGCTGAGCGATAGTCTGCCTTAGCAAAAGAGTATGCTACGTTATTAGAGCTTGCTGTTGGTACAGATACTGTTGCAGCTACCTGTGTTGCAAGTGAGTTAATATCTACTTCAGTGAAGTTAGGAACAACTGCTTCAAGAGCAGTTACTGCACGAGCATTTGTGAAGTAAAGGTTTGTTCCTTCTGCAAGATCAGTAGTTGTAGAATCTGCTACACCGTTTTCTGCGGTAATAGTAAGTCCTGCACCTGTACCTGTAATTGTAATGTTTGTAAGTGAAGCACCAGTCAAAAGTTCTGCTGCTGCTGACTTAGCACGAGATGATGTGTGATAAAGGTTTGTTGCACCCTCTTCAATATCATCTGTATCAAGTGCATTGATTGCATTTGTAATTGTTGAGCTTACAGCGTCAATTGCTCTCTGGTTTGTGAAGTAAAGGTTTGCTGAACCTTCTGCAATATCATCTGTGTCAAGTGCGTCTGCGTGATCAATTGCTGCTTGCTGTGCAAGACCAATTTCTGTGCCTGTCTTGTATGCTGACCAAACCTCTGTTGAAAGGTTTGATGCATCATTGATCAAGTCGTCTGCGTAGTCTTTTGCATCTTGTTCTGCTGTATCAGCGTATGACTGGTAAGCAGTTGTAATTGCTGTCTCACGGCCATCTGTGTAAGAATTTGCTGATGTTACTGCATCTGATTCGGCTGCATCAACATATTGCTTTGTTGCTGCTCCAAGGTTTGCTGATGGATCTGCTGAAAGGACAAGAAGTCCAGTCATTGTATCGCCAGCCTTGGCTACCTTTTCTCCTGCTAGTGTGGTAAGTGTTGAAGCGAAGTTTTCATCATCATTAATTGCTGCTGCTAATTCATTAAGTGTATTAAGAAGAGCAGGGGCACCATCCACAATTGCTGCTACTGCTGCATCAGCATATGCTGTTGTTGCAATTTGAGTATTGTTTGTTCCTGGTGCTGCTGTTGGAGCCAACGGAGTTCCAGTTAGTGATGGGGATGCAAGTGGTGCCTTGTCATCAAGTTGACCCTGAATACCAGATGTTACTCCGTCTACATAGTTCAACTCAGTAGTTGTTGCAGTTACTCCATCAAGAAGGTTAAGTTCTGCAGTTGTTGCAGTTACTCCGTCAAGAAGATTAAGTTCTGCTGCAGATGCAGTTAGGTCTGAAACATTTGCAACCTGAACTGTGATTGTGTTGTCTGCATAAGAAATTGTCTTATTTGAAAGTGACTGTGTATCAGATGTTCCAACAACATTACCAGTTACACCATGGATACCAGTTGTTGCTGTTTGGTGTGTTGTAAGGTTTCCAGCAACTGTGCTTGCTGAACCTGCTGCATCGTACCAAGTATCAACTGTGTCACGATCTACAACAATTTGACCACTTGTAATTTCAAGACCTGTTCCAAGGTCTGCAGAAATTGTTCCTGATGAGTATGAAATTCCATCTCCACCTGATAGGTGATCATCAATTCGTCCTGTTGTAAAGTACTTATTTGAAGTACCCTCAGTTAGGTCATCTGTGTCGTGATTTGAAATGTCTGATACTGTACCAGTTACGTTACCAGTTAAGTTACCAGTTACGTTACCTGTTATATTTGCTGTGATTGTACCTGCAGCAAAGTTACCATCAGCATCACGCTTTACAACTGTATTCGCTGTATTAGCAGATGTGGCTGTTCCGCCAATAAGACTAACAATGTAGTCTTGATCTGCTTGCTTCTTTGTAAGAATGTCAAAATTGTTGACCTTGGCAGTTGTGCCTTCAACAATCAGCCCATTCTTTACCTTAAAGTCTTTATTTACTGTTGCCATTTTTTATCTCCTTGTTGGTTAAGCCTTTAAACCCATACGAGCAAATCGTACGGTTATAGGCGTAATACCCACTGCTGGCGTTACAGAAATATTTACTGTATTCGCCACCCTAGAGACGCTAATGGTGCCAATGTTCCCATCGTTGTCTATTGTTCCATACTCGCTAACGGAAACACCGTTTCCATCAACAAGTATAGTCATTTCTGTTGCATAAAACTTATTATCTCCATTTGTTGTCTTCTTTATGGAGACTAAGTACTTGACCATTCGCCAAACAGTTGCATCAAAGTTATCAATAACTGTTGCATTCTGAATATCTGAAATAGTGTTCTCATTGTTTCCAGACGATCCTAAGTCTGTTGACTGAGCAGCTGTAGTATCAATCAGGTTCTCATAATCTGTCTGTGTAGGACGATCTCCTGTTTGAAATGTTGACTTTATTGAGCTAAGTGGTAGTCTGGACATATGCTTATTATAGCATATTTATATTAAAGTATATAATTACTGTAGCCAATAATTTGAAGCGGAATTGGAGGAACAGCACTTGCTCCACCTGCTTCAATGCGAATTGCTGTTAGTCTAATTCTAAAAGGTAGTGTAGAGTTTATAACTACATTTTTGCTTGGAGCACTAATACTTGCTCTAATTGCAAAGTCTTGCTCAATTCTTTTTGTAAATACTGGCCTGTCTTCATATATCTTAACAGTAGCCATTATGCAGTTACATCCTCAAGGACAATGAGTTTGCCTTGAGCTACCGTCCAAACTATTGCATCCTGATCAAGTGAAACCTCAATATCAAAAATATCATTGGTTTGAAGATTGGCTGTTTGTGATGCTGTCAAAGAAACAGTAAACTCTCCAACAAGGTCATCTGCATCTTGAATTGGTGTTAATGTGTAAATAAGTGTTGCTGTATCTGTCATTTCTCCAGGAACTACTGGGTTTGTAGTAGGACGCTTAATCTGCATAGAAATGTTCCAGTCAGGGATAACCAAAGGAACTTTAGCATCATCAGTTAAATAAACCTTAAAAGCTGCTGTGTCGCCCTTAACAAAAGTCCAGTTTACGAATGGTGGTCTTTCACCAATGTCGTATGTAGATGCTTGTCCTCTGAATGTAGCCATTTTTATATTATACCACGATGAAAACAACAAATAAAATAATTTAAAAAAATATTACAAAAACTTGCCTTTTGGGTCAATTTCATGTTATACTTAGATAGTGCTACCAACTGGTAGCATCTTTAGTCTCTAGGAGGTTATTATTATGAGAAGAGATAAAAAGATTTGGATTGGAATCCTTGCTGCACTTGGGCTTATTGCACCACTAAGTAATGCAGCTAACGCTTTAAGTACTGAAAATAATCTGAGTAAACCAGCTTTAGCTGAACCTTCAACCGCCAAGGCGGTTTTTTTGGTTTCTAAGCCTAAAAGTTTGGTAGCAGTAAAAAAGAACCTAGATGTTCTATATAAATATCAAGATGCTGTTAGCCTTACAGATCGTCAGCTAAAGGAGCTTTTGCATGCCGTTGGTTTTCGTGGTGAAGGCCTAGTCAAGGCTTGGGCTGTAGCCAAGAAGGAGTCTAATGGACGACCACTTGCTTTCAATGGCAATGTAAAGACTGGAGACAATTCTTATGGTATCTTCCAGATCAATATGCTTGGAATGCTAAAAGAAGGTCGTCAAGATAAATTTGGGCTCAACTTTAACAGTGAGCTTTTAAACCCTGTCATTAATGCACAGGTTGCATATCATATGAGTAATGGTGGAAAGAACTGGTCTGCTTGGCATGGCATTACGCCAAAGACTAAAGTTTGGATGAAGAAGTTTCCAATCTAAAAAGGAAGATCTTTATTGAGCGTTGTTGGGTATTCATCGTTACCCCTCATAAATACTGTTGAAAAGTATCTTGTAGAATCACTTAAAACTGGCAAAGAGCCATGTAGGATTTCTCCTCCGTGGAGTAATGCTGAACCTGCCTTTGGCTTTATAGTGATACCAAGCTCTGGATAGTCAATTTCTCCTCCAACATAGTCATCATTATAATAAATTACCAAACCATAACCTAAATAGTAGCCTGCTGGTGTTGTATCATTATCACGATGAGCCTTAATTTGATCATCCTTTTTAAATCTAGATATTTTTAACTCTGTTTCACAATAAAAATATGAAGAAAATATATTTTTAACCTTGTCAAAAACAATCCTGTTGCATAAATCGTAATGATCAGATAAAAACAAGCTTTTACCATACCAAAAGTCTTTAGTATTTGATATGTGATTTGTGTCAAACCAGCTTGTTGATGGTTCATTCTCTATAACTTCCAAAATACTATTTAGTTCATCTTGACTCAAAAAGTTTTCAATCTCATAAACATCTTCAGCAAGCTTACTGATTATAAAGTCATACTTCATTTTAGCCAAACTTACTGCTATGAATATGGTTAAGCTCAATGTGATTAATGTTTACGTGACTTGGCAACTCAGACACCCAGCGAATACACTCTGCCATATCTTCTGCAGTTATTGCACTATCCCGCTTTTCTTCTTGAGTATCAATAGTTCCTGGACAAATT